AAAGGGAGCGCGAGGCCGCGCGCCGTGATCTGCTGGCCGCCCAGAAATCCGACCGGCAAGACGCCTAACAGGATGCCCGTCCCTGCTACACCCTGTAGCCTTAAGTTCGCTCCCGCCGGCTTTACTGTGTTGACCTGCTGATTTGCCGGTCAGACGCGATAATAGCATGCTGCACAAGGTATGGGGTTACGATAACTTCATGACCGCAGACTTGCCGCCGTTGGCCGACCTGGAGACCTCGTGGTTGCGGCAGCTTCGCGCCGAACGCAAGAGCCCCCGCACGCTCGAGGTCTACCGCACCGCCTTGCGGGCCTACGCGAGGTTTCTCGCCGAGCGCGGCCTGCCGGCCGAACTGTCGGCGCCCAACGTGATGGAGTTCATCGCCGACCACCCCGGCGAAACCTCGACGATCCGGCTGCACCTGACCTGCCTGAAATTGCTCGCCCGGTGGTTGGCCGACGAGGAAGGCTTCGACGCCGCGGCGATCACCGCGCTGCGGCTGCCCCGCGCCGACGTCAAAGCGGTGCCGATCCTGACCGACGCCCAGATCACCCGGCTGGTCGCGGCGTGTGCCGGCAACAGCCGCAACGACAGGCGCGATCGGGCGCTGGTGCTGCTCGCGATCGAGACCGGTTTGCGCGCAGCCGAATTGGTCGCCGTCGACGTCACCGACGTCGACCTCGACGCGTGCGTGGTGCTCGTGCGCCGCGGCAAGGGCGGCAAAGCCAGACGGGTCCGGTTCTCCCCCGCCACCGCCGCCGCGCTGGACAGGTGGTTACGGGCGCGCCGGCTCGCGGTGCACAACCCGGCGTCGGGCCCGCTGTGGATCAACCGCAGCGGCGACCGGTTCTGCTACGTGCCGATGCGCACGGCGCTCAAGGCCCGCGCCGCGGCCGCCGGGATCGAGGACTTCCACATGCACCGGCTGCGGCACACCGCGGCGACGCGCTGGTTGCGCGCCGGCGGCTCGGAGGTCGGGTTGATGCACCAGGCGGGCTGGTCCAGCCGAACGATGATCAGTCGCTACACCGCCGCCTCGAGCGAGCAGATCGCGTCGGAGGAGTTCGACCGGCTCGGCTTGCAGGCCACCGAACTCTAGGCGTTTGCCCAGGTCGCGGGTGTAGGCAAGGACACCACCCCGGCGCTGTTCGTGGCTGTGCGTGGCTCTCAGCGGCCCGTTTTGGACACGCCGCGCTGCGGTGCTTGCACCCAACCCCGCCGCCCAGTACTTTGTGCAGCGGCGCCGTTTGCGTGCACTGAACGGCGCCGCTGCACCGAAAATCCCACGAGAGGGAAGCACTGAAAAGTGCTCGGACCCTTGTGGGAGATCACAATGCCGAGACGGCGAACCCCCATCTCCGCGCAGCACCGATCGCTGCAAAAGTCCTACGCCTCCAACGTCTCCTGGGCCAACACCCCCGACCGCTCCGAGCGCACACGTAAGGCCCGCGAAACCTTCCTCGCCAACCTGCTCGAGCAGGCCGGCGGCGACCAGGCGAAGGCCAAAAAGCTGCAACAGACCCACATGCAGCGGATGCTGCTCAAATCGATTGAGGCGCGGAAAGCCCGCAAGGCAGCTGGCGGTGAAACGTGAAACCCCGCCCAGAAAGGGCGGGGCAACACCGATCTGCCGAGGATCGACCCCAGCCTAAACCCGATCTCCGACACCGCGAGGTGACGTGAGGTGACCAGTACCCGCCAATTCGGCAAGCTGATCAAGGCCACCTGGGGCCGCGACGCCTGGCGGTCGCTGTCCACCGACGCCCAGTGGCTCTACGCCTACCTGACCGCATCCGCCGACACCGACACCGCCGGCCACTTCACGGTCCACGTCACCAAGTGGGCCAAAGGCAGCCCAGACATGACCGTGGCGCGCGTCGAGGCCGCGGCCACCGAGCTCGCCACCGGCGGCTGGGTGGCGCTGGACCTGAACACCCTGGAGGGGCTGCTGCGCAACTCCATCCGCGACGACTCGGCCGGCGATCTGGTGTTCAAGGGTGCGCTGAAACGCTGCCTGCTCGTGCAGTCGGTGCGGCTGCGGGCGGTGCTGCTGGCCGAACTGCGGGAGCTCAAGTGCGAGCGACCGATCGTCCGCGACGATCAGCTAAGCCTGATCACCGATTTGGAGTCCTCGATTCCGCCGGGTGTCGACGTTGAGTCTGTGGTTGGTTTTGTGCCAGCCTCAGCCCCTCCCTCATCCTCAGCTTCACCGCAGCCGTTCGCTCGCCGTCCTAACGCCGTTGGAACGCCGTTGGAACGCCGTTCTGCGGTGGATGGTCAGCAAACCGAGTTGGACCGGCGGTCGCGGTCGTGAACGTCTGCATCCTGTGCTCGCGCGAGCTCGAGGTGTGCAACGCGAGCGAGATCTGCGCCGAGTGCCGCCTGATCGTCTGGAATCTCCTCGACGCCCGCATCGAGGAGCGCTGGCGTCGCGTCGCCGTCGTCGGCGCCGAAGTCGTGGTGTCCGACCGCGGCCGGGTCGCGCGGCTGCTCAACATCGATTACTCCCACCGTTACCCGCGGATAAGCGTTGGCGCCCGCAAGCACTACGTCCACACGCTGGTCTGCGAGGCATTCAACGGGCCCAGACCGGCGGGCCACCTCGTGCTACACGGCGACGACGACCCGCTGAACCCGAACGCCGGCAATCTACGGTTCGGCACCCACGCCGAGAACGCCGCAGACGCGCGCCGCAACCGCAGGACCGCATCATGACCGACGACATCTGGGAAGGCGTGTGCAGGTGTCGGCCAGGCGCGCCGGCGCTGTGCCCGGTGTGCCGGGCAGCTAAACCCACCCCCGACCAACACCACGAAAGGATCACCATCATGACCGATGCTGTACGCGACGAGTTGCGGCTGCTGGGCATGACCGACGAGGAGATCGACGAGATGGCGCGCAGGCAGATGATTGAGGGCCTGGTCGCTGCGGGCGCCGACCGTCACAAACTCGAGGCGATGACGGATACCCAGCTGGTCCGGTGGTTCTCCGCGGTGACCCGATGACCCGCTACACGATCACCCTGAACGACGACAGCACCGCCCAGGTGGACGCCGACCGCGTCGATGTCATCGACGGCGGCGCCCTGGTGTTCGCCGTCGCCGCCGAACCACCCCCGGCCGGCATGCGGGAGATCTTCCTGCTGAACGCTCGAGCGTGGCGGTGGTGTGTCAGCGCCGACGCCGCGGTGTCATGGTCCGCGGCCGCCCAGGCGCCGCAGTCCAAGCCGCCAAGGCTGCTCCCCGCCGTCGAGATCCCCGACCGCGCCGGATGGTAGCGAGCCGGGCCTGCAGGAGTTCACGATGGCAGCGTGCGTGTGGTGGTGTTGTGCGACGCGCGGCCCGGCGATTGCGGCTCGAAGTTGCGCACCTTCAACACCCTGGCCGACGCGATCGCGTTCGCCGAGGTGCTGCCGTGCCGCAACCCGCACTGCAGCCGCTGCCACATCGTCGCGTGGAGGGAAGACGGCGTGATCGCCACCGACATCTTCGATGACCGGCGCCGGCGCAGCCTGGCCGAGGAGCTCGAGCGGTGTTATCCGCGGCCACGCGCCGGCGGGCCGCGTTGCCCGTCGCCGGAGTGGTGGCCGGCGCTGCTCGAGCACAACGAACCCCTACAGCCGAAACAAGGAGCGGTGCAGTGAACGACGACGATGACGGTTTGCAGGCCGCCGCGGAGACTGCCAGAGACCACGCCGGCGCATGCCTCAATCCGTCCTGTCACGCCGTCGCGAACGCCCTGGATTCCGTGCTCACCGCGCGGCAGTGGCGCCGCGACCGCGACAACGACCCACACGGGCGCACCGACGGCATCCCGCCGCCACCGATCGACGCCATACACATCCGGAAACCACGCGACCCGACACCCCCGCCGCGGTCCTAGCAACCGGTCGCCCGGCGGCGTTACGCTGACCGGTGACGCGGTGGCCGCGGTGACGAACCCAGCGGGCGCCGACCCTGTCTGATGGCCAGGCCAGCCAACGGACCACTCGGCTCAGGCGTCAAGGGTGCCGATGGGCGGCCCCACCCTCCCATTGGAACGCGCGGAAACCGGCACTTTCTCGTCAGTCTGGGTGACGGTTCCCGCGCCACCCGATCGAAATGAGCAATCCATGAGCACCGTCAGCGCCGGTTTCCTGCACGAGTTGGAGAACCGCCGCCACCAGATCCGCTCCACCGCCGAGAACTTGCTGCTGTCCGCTCGAGCGGCCGGCCGCGAAACCCTCAACGAACGCGAGGCCGCCCAACACGCCCAGGCGCTGTCCGATCTGCGCGGTTTGGACGATCGCATCGCCGACATGCGCGCCGACCTCGAGCGCTCCGGCCTCGGCCGCTACGCGCACCTATCCCAAGCCACCAGCCCCACACCCCGCACACCCGGAAGGCCCGCCGCCATGACCACCCTGCATCCCTCCACCGTCTACCGCCCCAACTACGGCCCGTCCTGGCTGCGCGACCTGATGCGCACCCAACTGAACCGCGACGAGAACGGCGAATCCCGCGCCCGGCTGGCCCGGCACGCCGACGACATCGCCAACAGCGACCTGGAGTACCGCGACATCAGTCGGGTTGACGGCCAGGGCGGGTATGCGGTGCCGCCGGCGTGGTTGATGGATCAGTACATCGAGTTGGCCCGCCCCGGCATGGCGTTCGCCGCCATCCTGCAGCAACAACCCCTGCCCGGCGGCACCGACTCCATCAACATCCCGAAGCTGCTGACCGGTACCACAACTGCCGTGCAGACCGCCGACAACACCGCGATTTCCAACACGGACCTGACGGACACCTTCATCAACGCGCCGGTGCGGACAATCGCCGGCGGGCAGTCCGTCGCCATCCAATTGATTGACCAGTCCCCAATTCAATTCGATGCAGTGATTTTCGCCGACCTGACCGCCGACCACGCGATGCAACTCGACCGCCAGTGCCTGTCCGGCACCGGCGCGGGCGGCCAGATCCTGGGGGTGCTGAACACCGCCGGCATCGGCTCCATCGCCATCGGCGGCGCCGGGCAACCCGCCATCGGCGACTACTACGCCGCCATCGCCAACGCGATCCAACTGATCCACACCACCCGGTTCGCGCCGCCCACCCACGTCGTCATGCACCCCCGACGCTGGGGTCACCTGCTGAGCCTGCTCGACCAAAACAACCGGCCGCTGTTCCTGCCCGCCGACCAGGCCCCCTTCAACGCCGGCGGCATCCTGGAGAACGTCGCCGCCGAAAACGTCGTCGGCCGCGTCGCCGGGCTACCGATCGTCACCGACGCCAACATCACCACCACCGCCGGCGGCAGCCCGGGCAACCAAGACGTGATCATCGTGCTGCGCGCCCCCGACGTGGTGTTGTGGCGCTCCGGTATCCGCGCCCGCGTCATGCCCGAAGTCGGCGCCCAAACACTGACGGTCTGGCTCGATTTGTACTCGTACTGCGCGCTGGGCACCCGCTACCCGGCGTCCATCGTTGAAATCTCCGGGCTGATCCCGCCCACTTGGTGAGATCAGGCTTCGGGGCCGAGCTTCCTTTACCTCTCGTATCGGCCCCGGAGGCGACGCGGCGGCGCTGCTGTCTGCAGGTCCGGCGCCGCCGCGGTCGCGTACCGGGAGGGCCACCACGCCACCATCCCGGCCCGGCGCGCGGTGGAACCCTCCTCCTGCCAGGGGCCACCCCGGCAGAAGCCACCACAACCGAGCAGGAAGACCACGAATACGCACACAAAGGACTCCCGACGGAAACACCACCTCTGACCGTCGGGAAGGTGTCGAGGGCAAGCCGGGCCGGCCGGACACCACACCGGCGGATCACGGCCGGCGGGCATATGCAGGTCTGCCCGCCCCTCGACACCGCTTCGCTCGAGCGAAAGACCACCACATGAGCGATGACGACGACGACGACACCGACGACGACGACCCGATCGGTGTCGCCTACATCGCCGACCACCCCGGGCGCGGGCTCAAAGCCGACCCGGCGACCGGGATGGTCGCGATCCGCACCTTCGACGACCCTGACGGCGAGACGGCGTGGGCAGTGCCCGAGCAAGGACGGCGCTACGTCGCCTACAACGACATCGCGCATTGGGCGGACGTCTAAGACCCCCCCCAACCCGCGGGGGA